TTCTCGATGACAGATCACGTTGGTCGCGTGGGTGGTATCAAACTTCGGGATTTGACCAGCGTTACCCAAAATATTGTATTTGGGTTGACTACCGATCATTGTATAATCACCGGAGCCGAAAATGGAACCAATACCGGTTCCAAGCCAGCGACCAACAGTCTTGCCAACACCAGCCAAACCATAGAGAGAGCCGAGAGCGTTTCCGATCTCTGCACCTCTATCGCCGAATGGAGTTGACTTGGGTTGTGTCTTTTGTTTAGCAGTAGACATATTCTGCTTGGATTTCTTTTGTTTATTCTTTAAAGGCATAGTATTGGATCCCGCAGCCTTAACACGGGACTGTACATCATGTTGCAACCTAAGCGCCGTGCAGTCTCTTGGCATTTTGTTTAGCACTAAAGTAATAGTTTTGGGCTTTTACGCAACACAACCCAATGCTCACAATGGCAAATTTGTGAACCGATGTCGACTATCCCCTTGTGTAAAGGTGAGGTTACGATAATAATTCTCTACACACACCTGAGCTACAGGTGGTATGTTAGTAGCCCAGTAGAACGATGCCCTCGTTTCAGGGGTAATTGTGGTATCACGGAAATCCATACCAATGGAGAGCCGCCAGAATCCACCTTCTAAGGTGGGATCCCTTAATGGCTCTGCACCATGAGAATTCCGTAAAAACATCTCATAGTACGCCTGCATCACAGGTATGCCCTTACACAACTTCATCCCACCCTCACCGACCGCAGCCAACCAACGTTCGGTAAGTAGTGGGGTTGTTAATGGCTTGATGGCAACAGCATCTTTCGAGACTGTAACGGAAGGTTTCCTAACCATCACATAATTTCCAGTATTATCTAGGATTGGATGACATTGACAAAATTCGATCTTCTCGAATATGTCAACAGGCTTCTCAATTTCCATTTCAAACCCGAAGGACTTGAAGTGGTTAGGGATAACAGAAAGTAACTCTGTTAAATCACGCTTGTTACAGATGATAACACAATCGTCACCATCGTTCATGAGTGAAAACCTGAACCTATCACGAAGTAATAGTATGATTGAACAGACAATCAACACATTACCCAATGATGTATTTGTATCCCCGCTAGCGCGGTTGTGCTTAGTGTGGTAAGTCACTTTGTGGCCCTCCACGTACGACACTGCATGGTTGTTTCTTTGCAGCGAACACAACCACTTGAAATACTTATCCCCACGGTAGAATAACTGATACACTGCATGTTCCCACTCCAACATAGCGTTTGAAACATGTTGATCAAACCGCTTGGCATCAAGGCCCACAGCAACGGGGTCCTCATAAAGACACCATTTCCTATAAGCCTCAATACCTCGTCGTTGTGCGTTCATGCCTTTGAAGACAGTTACTTCACCGTAGAGATCGTTGATACCACCATAAATTTTCTTCTCTATAGGCTTATGATACCTACCGGTCTCCACAAGGTACCTCGGATCACGTGGTTGGATGATCCGAGGTACGGGTACTTTGTTTGAAAAATTGTACTTTTCAGTTTTAACAAAGGCTTTGATCTTAGAAAGATAAGAAAAGAACCCTAGTTGTACATTTTTGTCACATGCCTCAAGATAGACAGCCCTTCTACGACCCTGGTATGACTCAGCGAATTGCCGTGCCTGCATCGGGGTGGTATATTGGACCTTCTTCTTCAGACGAGTGAAAACAGTAGACAATTTGTCAAACACAAATACTCTGTCAGGACGTTTTGGTTCAAGATACTCGTCGCCATACTTAACGTAGAAGACTCGTTCCTTGATTGCCCTAACCAATGCGGTGAGAGTTTGGTGGTAAACCAAGAAATTATTCGTCACTGAGACCCCAGTGAAACAGAAAACCTTTCTTGGCCTGAAAGGTTTGGCACTCATTTTTGTTACCTTCAGGAAAGGATGGTCCGGTGCCTGACTTTCGTCACAGACCACCCCAGGTAACATACATGAGCCCCATCATCTCCCTTGGTCAACCGAGTGAAACACCCGGTTGTAACCAAGAGAGAACAAGCCCCTCCAACTCCAAGAGTACTTTGGAGATTTAAACCGTCTACGACGGTCACTGAAGACCTTAGACGCACGTAAGTGCGTAGCAAAGATTTCCTCCTCCGTTGGAACCATTGCTAGCTCCAATGCGATAGGCAACAACACTGAAATGTGCGTCGGACGCACTCCGTGTTCTACCATTGCCAGTCGTAACCATCGTTTAACGATGAGACGGTTGGCTACGGTATCTTGCTCAAGGCCTTCAATTTCATCACGAGCTCGTCGAGCTATGTATGAAGTAAACTTAGGACGATCCCTTGGAGTAGGGATTGCATCATGTTCATCGTGCTCAGTTAGGCTGAGTGCAGATCTCTCAGCTTCCTCGCCAGCACGCTCACCCATAACAGCAGCCCAAAGTATATTGAACTCGTTGATGAAGCACTCAAATAGGTAAATTAACAATGACACAAACTGGTTGGCTAACATATCGAATAAAAGAAGTAATAACGACGTTTGGTTATCGACCAGCAATAACCACTCTATACAGGCGACGAGAAGCATTTTCATTAATTGTTCGATTTCTGTTATGGTAGTCATGTTATTGTTAATAGCGTACCGCCACTACACCACTAGGTAGGTGACACCACCGCAAGCAAAAGGTACAAAGTCTCACAG